TTTAAGGGGATTTATGATACCCCTGCCATGATTAGGGCAATACAAGAACATTATCCTAATCACGTTATCAGAATCTACCCCGATGCTAGTGGCCGGAGTAGGAAGACCGTTGATGCGTCTATATCTGATATATCATTATTAGAAAGCGCGGGATTTGCTGTTTATGCAAATAAAGCTAACCCGTTTGTTAAAGATAGGATTTTGGCCGCTAACACGGCTTTTGAGAAAGGCAGGCTTTTTGTCAATGATGACCTATGCCCTGATTACGCTAGATGCCTTGAGCAACTTGCTTATGATGACAATGGAACTCCAGATAAGAAATCTAACCTTGATCACTTGCCTGATGCGGGTACATATCCGATAGCCTTTGAAATTCCAGTGGTTAAGCCTGCGGCTGACCTGAGAGTCCGATTTGCGAGATAAAAATTATGCCAGTAGATAGCAGACACCCCCAGTACGACAAAAACGTAAATAAATGGCTATTAGTCCGAGATTGTGACGAAGGCGCTTACGCTGTGAAGTCTAGATCAAAAGGAACCGATAGTGCTATCGGAGCCATGAAAGGTACTGCCTATTTACCACCGCCAAATGCTAGTGATGGTTCTAAAGATAATAAATTGCGCTACCAAGCTTATGTTGATAGAGCTAACTTTGTAAACTTTACGGCTCACACCAAGGAAGGCATGCTTGGAATGGTGTTCCGCAAGCTATCAACCATTGAAGTAGACTCGTCTATTGATTACATGCTTAAAAACGCTAATGGCGATGGTCTTTCACTCGATCAGATGATTAAAGACTCTGCTAGTGACGCGTTAATGGTTGGAAGGTATGGATTATTGGTTGATTACCCGTCTGCACCTGAAGGATTGACTGATTACGAGGTTTCTTCGCTGTATTTGCGGGCTAACATACTCCCTTACCCAGCAGAATCTATTATTAACTGGCGAACAGTTAATGTTGGTGGTCTAAAGAAGCTTTCATTGGTTGTATTGCAGGAACCTACGCTAAAACCGTCAGAAGATGGCTTTGATTACGAAGAATGCATGTATCACCGAGTACTACGCCTTGAAAATGGTGTATATGTTCAGAATCTGTACGATGAAGACGGAGAACTGGTTATTTACGAAGATGGAAGCTCTGATATCTATCCTCGCAAATTTGATGGCTCATTTTGGGATGAAATACCCTTTTCTTTTGTTGGCTCAGTAAATAATGATGAAAGTGTTGATAAAGCACCGCTATATGACATCGCTGAGATCAATATATCTCATTACCGTAATTCTGCTGACTATGAAGAGTCATCTTTTCTGGTCGGACAGCCTACACCTACGTTTTCTGGCCTAACTCAGTCTTGGGTTGATCAAAATATGTCCAATGGCATATCTTTTGGGTCAAGATCGGCTATTTTGCTGCCTGAAGGTGGCGGAGCTGAATTATTGCAAGCCAGTGAAAACCAAATGCCATTAAAAGGCATGCAAATGAAAGAAATGCAAATGGTTAAGATTGGAACTCGCATAATTGAAGACGGTGGCGGAGAAGAAACTGCTGAAGCCGCTAAAATCCGGTTTGCTGGTCAAAATAGCAAGCTTGGAGCAATTATTATTAACGTAGAGTCTGCTTTTGAGAAATGTTTAGACTGGGCCATGATGTATATGGGTGGAAACGCCGAGCCAAGCATTGAAATCAACAAACAGTTCTACGATGCCACTATTGACCCGCAATTATTGATGGCTAACATCCAATTAATGGAAAAAGGCATAGTTGCTAAGTCAGATGTGCGATATTTAATGCGTAAAGCAAGCTTAATTAGCCCAGAACGGACTGATGAAGACCTTGATGCAGATATCAGTCAACAAACACCAATTCTGTCGGCTGAAACAGAAGAAGAGCTGTATACGCCGGAGCCATTAAAGGGATAAATTTGTCCCTTTTGCTGGAAAAGCTTATACTTGTATGATACTGGGGAGTAGGAACGCATTTATGCTCTCCTTTTTATAAGCGGTCAGTGACTGCTTGGTTTGTGACCAAAGGTGATTAAAATGAGTGAACAAGAAACAGAAGTAGTAGAAATTGAACCAGTAGAAGAAAATATAATTGATGCTGGCGAATTATCAAAACTGATGGCAGAAAATGCATCTATGAAGTCTAAAATGGATGAATTACTGACTGAAGCTAAAAGAGCGAAGCAAGCCAAAAGAGACATTGAGGCCGAAACGCATGCAGAACGGGAAAGAGTGGCAAAAGAGCAGGGTGATTATCAACAATTACATAAATCCGCTCAAGAAAAGTACGAAAGCACTTTAAAGGAGCTGGATAGTCTGCGCCAAGGCGTGGCAAATGAGAAGAAAAACAACACAGCATTAAAACTAGCTGCCGACCTTGCAGATGGCGCAAATGCTGAGATTTTGAGTGAGTTTATTGGTCGCAGATTGAAGTTCCATGATGACGGTGTTAAAGTTACCGATGCTAATGGAAGTCTAACTGTGTCTTCACTTGAAGACTTAAAGAACGAGTTTAAAAACGATGCAAGATACTCTGCATTGTTAAAAGGAAATCAATCATCGGGCGGCGGTGCCTCTGGTGGCTCAAATAGTGGCGGTGCCACAAAGGTAAGAAGTCGTGCCGAGTTTGAGGCACTTAACCCCGTTAAAAGGATGGAATTTGTGAAGTCCGGCGGAACTATAACTGATAATTGAAAGGTAATTTAACATGGCTAATAACATTACGGCACTTGTGCCAGATATCTACGAAGCACTGGACATCGTTTCTCGTGAACTAACGGGCATGATCCCATCTGCTACTATGAACGCATCAGCAAGCACTGCTGCTGTTGGACAAAACATCCGAGTTGACGTTGAGCCTGCTGGCAACGTATCTGACATCTCTCCTGCAATGGTTGTTCCTGATCCTACTGGTCAGACTTCTGGCTCTACCGACATCGTAATCACTAAGTCTCGCGCTGCTGAGTTTGGTTTTAACGGTGATGAGCAACTAGGTCTGCAAGGCGCTGGATACCAGAACGTCCGTGCTGCTAAGATCGCTCAAGCAATCCGCGCAGTAACCAACGAAGTAGAAACTGATCTGTGTGCTTTGCAGTCTACTTTCTCTCGCGCATACGGCACCGCTGGCAGCAGCCCTTTTGGTACTGCTAACGATTACACCGATGCTTCTAACGTCTTGAAGATTCTGAAAGATAACGGCGCTCCTTTGCAAGATAACCAGCTAGTAATTGATACTTCTGCTGGCGTTAACCTTCTTGGTAAGCAAGCTGCTGTTGCTGATGCTGGTAGCGACTCTATCTTGCGTCAAGGCGTACTGCTTGATGTAAACGGCATGCCTATTCGTGAATCTGCACAGGTTAACACTTCTGTTGCTGGAACTTCAGCTAACGCCGTAAGTGCTGCTGCTCACGTTGTCGGTCAAACAAGCATCGTGCTTAAAGCTGCTGGTACTGGCACTATTGTTGCTGGAGATGTAATCAGTTTTGCTGGTGACACTAACAAGTATGTTGTTGTTACTGGTGCTGCTGCTGTATCTGGCGCAACTATTGTTATTTCAGCCCCCGGATTGCAAGTTGCTCAAGGTACTGGCGACAAAGCAATTACTATTACTGCTGCTGCTACTCGTAACATGGCGTTTAACCGCTCTGCAATCGTTCTAGCTTCTCGCGCTCCTGCTCGTCCTTCCGAGGGTGACATGGCGACTGACGTAATCGTAATTACTGATCCTCGATCTGGTCTTAGCATGGAATTTGCCATGTACAAAGGCTACAGAAAAGTTCGTTATGAAGTTGGTCTAGCTTGGGGTGTTAAGAACATCAAGCCAGAGCATACTGCTCTTCTGTTAGGTTAAGTCTATATCTAGCCACCTCTTTCGGGGGGTGGCTTTTATAATTGAGGAATAGATATGGCTACTATAGTAGTAGAGACAGGCAGTGGTTCATCAACTGCAAATTCTTATATTTCCGAAGCTGAATTAGCTACTTATGCGTTAGATCGAGGAGTTACCCTAACAGGCACTTCAGCGGTTCTAATTATTCAGGCTATGGATTACTTAGAGTCTAAGATGTTTATTGGAACTAAGTCTACTGACCCACAAAATCTGCAATGGCCAAGAACTGGCGTTGAGGTTGATAATTTCTACATAAACTCTACGACTATACCCAGACTTCTTAAAGAAGCTGAGATGGAGTTGTGTATCGCTTTGGATGGCGGCGTAAACCCGCTTGCTAATCAAGGTAGAGAAACAGTAAAAGAAAAGGTAGGCGAATTGGAAGTGGAATACTCTCCAAGCGCAAGAGCTGTTACATATTTGACAGCAGCAGAGACTAAACTGCAAAAGCTATTGTTAAACTCAGCGAGGGTTATTCGTGTTTGATTACGAGTCGCTTAAAAAAACAGCATCTAAGTTAATAGCTAACTTTGGTGCTGACGCTGTTATATCTAGAAAAGATGGAACAGGATATGACCCAGCTTCAGGGTCGCTTTATCATGGTGTGTCTGTAACTTTCACTGCAAAAGCAGTTAGAGCGCAATTTACTATTTCTGAAAAGGCTTCTTCTGCCGTACAGGAGTCAGACATCAAGATGTTAGTTGAGTCAGGCAAGGGCGTTCCTGAAATAGACAATACTATAAAGTTTGATAGTATTTCTTATCGCATAATGGATGTTACTAAGGTTTCTCCATCTGGAAAGGATGTTTATTATGAGCTTCACCTTAGAGCTTAAAGAATACGCTGATAAGACTGAAAAAGACATTGTTGAAATAGTCCAGCTTTCATGCATAGACGTTTTCAGCAAGGTCATCATGGACACGCCGGTTGGTAAGCCTGAATTATGGAAAAGAAAGCCCCCAGCAAATTATAAAGCTGGTGCTTTAAAAGCTAATTGGCAAGCATCGTTAAATACAAGATTAACAGGCAGGCTAAAGAAAAAAGACAAGAGTGGCAAGCGAACCATAAACAGAATGCTTGCTATGGTAAAAAAGTATGACGGTGAAGGTTCTGTCTGGCTAGTAAACAACCTTCCGTATGCCTCAAGAGTAGAATATGGCCACTCAACACAAGCGCCAACAGGTATGGTGCGGGTAAATCTTTTGGCGTTTAAGAATGCAATGGCAGCAGCCATTAAGAAGGTTAAGAAATGAGTACAGTATTTTCAGACATAAGCGCCGCTTTAGACACAAGGCTAAGTACTTTGTTTCGATCCCCGCCTGTGGCGTGGGAAAATATTGCCTATAAGCCTATTAAAAATAAGCTATACTTGAGGCCGACTCATTTGCCATCCGCTACAGTTCAGGCTGGACTTGGAACTGCGGGCATAGATGGGTATTCAGGGTTATACCAAATTGATGTATTTGCCATTGCCGGTAAAGGCAGGGGCGAAGCGGAAGCGAAAGCAGACGCAATTGCCGATCATTTTAAGCGTGGTACAGATTTATTGTACAATGGCGTTTACGTTAGGCTTGGTGATGTATCAAGAAACGCAGGACTTATTGACGAAGATCGCTTCGTTATTTCAGTAACAATTAATTATATGGCTCATGTAGCACCGAGGTAAATTATGACTATTGCAACAGGCTCAAGACACAACATGGCGTATGTTGTCGAATCTACATTCGGTACTACTCCGTCAACACCTTCATTTCTACCCATTCGTCACACTGGCACAACTATTGGATTGTCGAAAGACGCAATTGAATCCGAAGAGTTGCGTGAAGATCGTCAAGTAGCTCATTTCCGTCATGGAAACAAGAGTGTTGCCGGTGATGTTAATGTTGAACTATCTTACGAATCATTTGATGACTTACTTGAAGCAGTATTATGCGGCACTTGGGCTACAGATGTATTGAAAGCCGGAACTACTCGCCGCAGCTACACTGTTGAGCGTCATCACCAAGACATCGGTAAATACTTGCG